GTTGCCGGAGGAGTCGATACGCATCCGCTCGGTGTAAGCGCTTCCGCTGTTTGTTTCAAACGTTAATGCGCCCGCCTCGTTTCCGGCCGTTGCGTTTTCTTTTATGCCTTTTATTTTTGCAAAAATTGCAGCGCCAGACGTAGTTGTTTTATAACCGCTTAAAGCCAGAACGCCGCCGACACCCGAAGCGGCAGACGTCGTATCAAAAATGTTTGCTATCCCGTAGTCAGCTCCGGGTGTACCCCGCACGTCTAACTTTGTTGCCGGAGAACTCGTCCCAATCCCGAGCCTTACGTTGCTGTTATCCCAAACGAAGTTAGCAGACCCAGCAAACGCACCAGCATTGTTGTACTGGACTTGCGTGTTGGAGCCACCAGGAGAAGTGCCGCTTGCTGCGGCTGCGCTTGCAAGGAGCGTGACAACGCCGGAGGAGTTCTTGTAGTAGAGCTTGCCGTCTGCGTAGTTCAGTGCAAGCTCGGCACCATTAGCGGAAGAGGTAAGGTTCGCCGCCGAAGGGACTGCGGCAGCCGTGCCACTCGCGTAGATGAGGATGGGGGTGTAGCCTGACTGTGCCATTTAGAATGCACCTCCGTAGATGCCTGTGGTTGCTGTTACCGTTGTAAAGGTTCCGGCAGCAGCCGTTGTTGCGCCAATCGTGGTGCCGTTAATCGTCCCGCCCGTAATCGCCACACTGCCCGCGTTTTGCGTCGACATGGTACCCAAACCCGAGATGTCCGTGTTGGGAATCGTGGCCGATGCAGTAAAGGCTGAAGTGCCGTTGCCTTTAACGTAACCCGTTAAGGTCGTGGCTCCGGTGCCGCCATTGGAGACCACAAGCGTACCACCTAGTGTTAGGGTTCCGCTCGTAGTGATCGGACTTCCAGAGAACGTCAGGCCCGTCGTGCCGCCATCGGCAGAGACCGAAGTAACCGTACCGCCAAAAGACGGGGTGGCGGAGATCGTAATGCCGCCTGCCGTATTGCTGATGCTGACGTTAGTTCCGGCGGTTAGCGTGTTGAGCGTGTAGCCCGAGCCGTTACCAATCAGCAACTGGCCATTCGTAGGCGTTCCAGTAACCCCAGTACCACCATAGCCGATACCGATCGTCGTGGCGTTCCAGGTTCCTGCTGTTAGCGTTCCAACGCCTGTTATACCCGTGTAAGAGCCCGTCAGACGAGCCGTATTGAGCGTGCCTGAGGAGATGTTCGAGGCGTTGGTCGTGTCCGTTGTAGCCGACGCAGCAAGACCAGAAACCGCAGCCGAAGAGATTGCAATCGGCACATCAGTCGCTAGGGTTAGCTGTCCCTGAGCGTTAACCGTGAAGGTGGGGACCGTGGCTGCACCGCCGTAAGAGTTCGCAGTAACCCCGGTATTGGTGATCGAGAATTGCGTACCCGTGAGCGTTAGACCCGTGCCTGCGCTGTAGATCTGCGCGGACGATACCTGAACGAACGTGATCGCCGTTGTGCCGAAGGTGATCGTGCCCGAGGTATTGCAGACGTAGGTCTCGCCAGCGCCGGTAAGGCCCGAGGTAACGAAGAACGCATCGCCTTCGCCTAGTGCATTCGGGTCCTTGAGGCCGTATGAGTCGCAATCCGTCGCACGAGTAAGCACCCAGGCTACCGATCCACTACCAACCGTTGTGACCGTGTAAACGCCGTTTTGAGCCGGGGCTGATTGGTTGTAAACCAGGATGCGGTCATTGACTGAAGCCGTAACACCATCGGGCGCGAAAGCCGCCAAGGTTCCCGCATTGGTCAGCGTGGCTCCGACGCCTGCTGTGCCGTTGTTATAGGTCGCAGTCAGTGCGGTGGGCGCTTCGTACTTGACTGGCGTGTGATAGGTGATACCCGAGGCTGCGATCGTATCGACATAAGACTTATTGACGATGTCGGTCGCGTTCGTTGGCGTTGTACTGATCGTGCCCGTCGTGGTCGTGACCGAGGTAAACGTACCAGCAGCAGGGGTCGATCCGCCGATGATCGAGTTGTCAATCGTAGAACCCGAGATAGTCGCTGCAATCGAGCCGCCAGTAATAGCCACCGAGCTTGCATTCTGCGTGGACATCGTCCCCAGGCCGGTGATGTCCGTATTGGGAATCGTGGCACTGGCGGTCATTGCAGTGGTGCCAGAGCCCTTCACATAGCCCGTGAGCGTATTGGCTCCGGTTCCGCCGCTGGCGACGTTCAGAGTACCGGAAAGGACGACGTTTCCTGAAGTTGCGACTCCTGGCGTTAAGCCGGTGGACCCAGCGCTAAAAGACAATACGCCGCCCGCTAAAGCAAACTGCTGCCAAGACCCCGAGGTATAACCCTCAAACTGGGCCAGGTCTGCGTTAAAACGAAATAACCCGTCAGTTGGTAGCCCAGGACGCTGCGCCGAAGTACCTATTGGGGGCTTCATAGCGCCCGTACCCGGCATTACAACGTTGTTGGCGAGGCTAATCGTAGGGTCCCCAAGACCCCCGTCACCATTCGTTACGTCAATTTGACTTGCGGTTCCTGTAATCGATACGAGTGCCGCGCCCGGACCTACGGTTCTTGCAATCAACCCCGTGCCTGAAGTGATTCCAGATATCTGCCCAACAAACCCTGAAAGCGCCAACGTAGGGTTACCCGCAACCCCGTCAGGGTCAGAAATACTGATTCCGTTTCCACTATACGCCAGCGACCGAGCTGCGAGCGTTGCGCCGCTAGTTTTTACTTGAATACCGTTACCTGACGATATCAAGCTTGCCGGCGCACCCGACAGCGTTAGAGCCAACGTCGACCCTGCGCCGTTATCAGTCAGCGTAAGACCGTTGCCCGGCGTTGACAATAATCTTGAATCGGGCAGACCGGCTTCTGAGGTGGCCGTCACAAAGCTAAACGTCAGCGTTGGTGCGTTTGCGATATCGGCTACAGTGGTTTTAACTGTGCCCCCGTCTTGAACGATCGGTACGAGCTCGGTGCCGGTGAGCGCATTCGCGGTGGGTAGCTGCGTAATAGTCTGATTAGCCATTATGGTGAAATCGCTATGCCGTCAAGGTTCCCATTATTCTCCGGCGTCTGGGTATTGCCTTCAGTTGAAAGTATAATGCTCTGCTGGTTGTTGGTTACGATGTTATCTTGAATCGCCGCTACGGAAACGTCAGGCCGAGGGAAACGCAAATTTATTCGCTCGGTCTGCCGCGCCGGTAGACGATACGGGTCTTTTTGGTCCGCGCAACCTTCATTACATACCCTCAAGCCCGCAAAATTTGGGTCATTCATCAGCACCGAGTACGGACGTTTCATCCGGCAGCGGTCGCAGATCGCAATCGCTAGCGATGAATAACCCGTGGTGTCAAGGAAGATAGGCATGTTAAGCCGTGTAAACGCTAATATTTGGCGCGAAGTAAATCGGAGAGCGGTCGCGCTCTTCCTGTTCGGCCAGGTTCAGGTATTTTTCGGCTTGCGTTTCGAGGTACTGAACGCGGTCGAGAGGAACTGAAGGAAGTTCAAGCGACAACTGGTGGCTCAACATCGCAAGCGTAGCAAGATACCATCTTTGCGGAATCTGCAAGTCATCAGTCAGCTCACCGACGTCCATGATCTGTTTCGAATACCACACGGTCATCTGAACAAACGGGTCTGAGGGTGTCGGCCAGAGGTAAATCTCAGGCTGCGGAATCGTGCGGTTAAACCAAAACTGATAAGGCTGATTAGCCGTGAAGTTTTTGTTAGGTAAATTAGTATAATCGTCACGATTCAGACGCGACATCGTAATCTCGCGACTGTTATTACCCACGTACCACTCACGCAGTGCTAGCGTTGTGCCGCCCGAAGCCTCAATCCGGTAGTAACGAACCGTTTGACCGGGGTCAATATCGTACCACAGCCACTGATTGTCAGTTACAACCGTTGTTCCAACGTTCTCGAGCGTGTTCCAAGTCGATCCGTCAGTTGAATATTTGAGGGTAAACGTCCAAGTGGCGCTTCCACCCCCAGAAACATAGGGCAGCACGCCTATAGACCCCGCGTAAACGGGGTTGTCGGTTCCAAAATCAACCGTAATGTTACCGTTGGCTGAGCTCTGCTGACAATACGTATCGACGTCATTGTCGGCTACGTTACTGACCGTTCCACCGGCTGAGGTGCTGTAGCTACCCGTAGGTCGGTTCATAGTGCGGTACAACGCGTTAAGCACGTCATTAGCCCCAACGGGCAGCGTGTAAATGTACTTATCGGGCGTTAGACCAATGACCTCTTTCTTTATAGCCCAATACTGAATGCCGATATTGATGAGGTTAGTCAGCACAAAGCCGAGCGACTCCCTCGCGGTGAGTAGCTGCTCGCTGGTGAGCTCTTCGGCTAACTTGCCGCACCGACGGGCGGCGTGGTCGATTAGCGTTTGTACGTTGTAAACTTGACCGTAAGTGTCTGAATAAGCCATTCGTTCACCACCCTGGGCAATTCCAACGTTTCATTGAGGCGCGAGCACGCGACCCGCGATCTGACTTACGCGCCACCGGACCCATTCGAGCACAAAACGAATCACGCCGTGGGCCGCCTTCGGGTTGTGGCGCTTTTAGGTTTGATCCTGTTTCTCGGTTGTATTTCGCTCTACCCTTGGCGGTAAGACCCGCGCCTTGATCTGCCGGAAGCTTCTCACCACGGCTAATCGCCAGGCTCGGACCGCCGTCTTTAAGCCGTTCAGGAAGTTTTGCATACGATTTCCCCTTTACATTGGACTGCGTAAACTCCGCAGCCACGTCGGGCCGAATGCCGACCTTCTTTGCGAACGCGGGGTTGTTTTCCGCCGCTTTCATCAACCGAAACTGCGCTTTAGTTTTAGCTGGCATTTAAGCTATCTGCCCCATGGTAACAATCAACGAAGGGATAGCCGGGTACGCGGGCGTCACACTCAATGGCAACGCCTCAAGCGTTACATCCGTTGATTCGGGCAGCCAAAATAACTGCACATAGTTAGTGGCGTTCAAATCTAAGTAAAAGTTCCAGGCGGCCACCGCAAAACCAAAGATGCCTGCATTCTTACGCGCTGGCACCGTAACTTGCGTCGATGAGTTGGCAAGATCTGAACCGTTGACCTTTATCCAAATTGTGACAATATGCTGCTCGTTAGCGACATTCTTGAACTGGGCGCTGAACTGAAAGTTATAAATGCCGTCATTGGGCACCGTAAAACGGCTATTGCTGACCAGAGTAATGCCATCGGCAATATCCGTAGTGTTGCAAGTCATGGCCGTGCCAGCGGTGGTGCTTCCTGTCTGATCTAACGTGCTGCTAAAGCCGCCATAAGCCGCGCCAAACGCACGCAAATCGCCGATGGTTGATTGCACATTCGCGCCACTTTGCACTAACGGCACAAGCTCTGCGCCCGTCAGCGTTGCGGCTGCTGGCATTGCGCTAATTTTCTGGTCGGCCATTATGATTGCTCCAAAACAATTTTGCTGTCGTTTTCCTGCAGCACATATCCCGGCGTTGTTTCATCAAGGATATAAAACGTGGTTGGCGGAATGGTGCCGTAAGTGTCAACCACACCATTATCGCCAACATCAAGGCCGTAGTCCGTGCCTCCGATGACGTTCTGGGCACCGACACCTAACGCAAAGCCATCTGAGGTGTTGGCTTGGTTGGCAACGCTAGAGTAGCCAACAGGAGCCATTAAATCCCAGCCTGAACGATTTTAAGTGTTGCAGTGCCAGAGCCTGAGTTAACAAGCAACTTGATGGCTGTTACGGGGAACGCATAGTTGCCATCAGCCGCCGCAACTTCACCCGCTACTGTAGGATGACTGAACCAAGTAGAAATCGTACCGCTGGGGTCGTCAAATGAGTGCTGGACGGTATAGTCAACCGTGCCTGACACCGTCACACCAAAGCCCACATTGAACGGGCTGATGTTTGTATTCATGACCACGGTGCTGCTTGAGCCGACACCAGTCTTTGAAACCGATTGAACTCTCATCACAAGTCCTTAAAATAAGCGAGGGCCGAAGCCCCCGCCGTTTCAGCATGCGCCGCCGTAGGCCTTTTTATACACCCCGCCACCTTTCTTGAAGGTTCCGGACTGTAGATTATTAGCCACCGGTTTCGACACAGGATGACGAGGCATTGCTACGGCGCGGCCCGAGTCAACAAGACCCCCCGTAGCGTAACGCTTTCCCAGAGCACCGCCTTTCTTAAAGCCGCCAGCATTGCCTTTCTTTACTTCGCCGGTGGTGGTGTTGGTTGGGCCGGGTTTGGATGTCGAAACATTACCTTCGACTCCACCACCCTTAGCATACTTGGGGCTGCCGCCGTGCTTGTAGCCGCCGGGTTTGCCCATTGCCACATCGCCAGTCTTCTTCGGGGTGTGATGCTCGCCTGAAGCAGTGTCCATCTTGGTCTTGACATAACCCTTAGCTCCCTTTTCAGAGGCCGCTACGCCAATTACTCCGCCTTCTTTGAACCCTGCCTGACCCATGACAACGCCGCCCGTATTGAGCCCTCTATGTGCCTTAGAAGCGGGCATCGAAGCGTGCTTTTTGAGCTTTGCTTCGGTGCCAGTCATCTTTTTCATCTCGGCAGCATGCTCGGCTTTGGTTTCACCGCCTTCCTTCATCATGGGGCGAGCCATTGCCGGAGCCCCGACCGGGCCAGCCATTGCGGGTTTAGCCATCATGGCCCGTCGGCGCATCGCCATCGAGGGGCGTGCCGGGGCCGTCGCCGGAGGCATCCCGCCTCGAGCACCGGGCGAAGGCGCATCAGACAAGCCGCGCATCACCCCGCCGTCCATCATCTTTTTGGGCGCTTTGACCGAACCACCTTTCTTCAGTTTCAAAATCACTGAAGGCTCGGTGGTCATCATTTTGACCATTGGTTTAAATTGACCCATGATCGTGCCCCCTTAAACTTTCTGCGCATACACCACGGTGCAGCGGTATACACCCTGCGTCGTGGAGATAGTGCCGTTAGGGTCAACCGTAAAAGCTACGGTTGTGTTGGCGTTGACGTCTTCCATCGCTGTGAGCTGCGCTGCCGTAAACGACAACGACGCCCGACCACCAGATATTACGTCTGTTGCAGAAAGGTATTGGGTTCCAGCCGCTGCTGTTCCAATTGTGATTGGAACCGTAGTGGCTGTACCTCCACCCACAACAGGAGTCGTCGTACAGTCGATGAAAAAGTTCAAAATTTGCGAATCAGCTGGGATTGTCAAAGCGCTCGTTACCGCTGTGCCCGCAGAAACCGTGGTTACTGTGGTAGTTTGCGTAAGCACCATAAACCCACCATCGACGGTATCCGTCAAGGTGCCAGAACCCGCACGTACGGTAGAACCAAAATACGTTTGAGCCATTTCGTCTTTCTCCTTGAAGACGAGGGGGTGTTTAGCCCCCTCTGAGGTTTAGACGCCCGGCGTGCCGTACATGGCCCGAGGATCGGTGAAGCCAACGTCATAACGCTCGGTGGCTTTGTACCGCATTGTGTCGGTTTCAAAGTCGCCTTCCATCGTCTTTTCAAGACGACGACGCATCATCAGCTTCATACCCTCAGGCGTGTCGGTTTGCACCCACCATGCGGTCGAGCTGGTCAGACGCGACAACACTGCGGCACCTTCGTCGAGCAAGCCAATCGACTTGACCGGGTTGATGTCGTTGTTGGCGTTGCCGGCCCGAAGCACGCTCTTCAGCAACACTTCGGCTTGGAAGATGTTGCCGGGGGCGACGACGAGCTGTCGTGGCACGAGGCGAATCTTCTTCCCGTTGTTGTCGACGGCTTGGCGAATCTGAATAAGCATTTGCTCAAGCGAGGTCTGGCTGAGGACCGCTGCCGTTGTAAGCAGGTTGCTAAAGGTGCCGTTGACGATGGGGTGAGAAGCGCTGTTAAGCGCCACACCGTCACCGCCCGCATACTGCCCACCCGTAAAGGCGTTGTTCAGCACGTTGGCGCACAGAGTTTCTTTGGTCTCGACCAAAGACTGTGCCAGGTGACGAGCGTACACCGACCCGATGCGGATGTGGTCGCCGTCTTCGACGAGGACTTTCGTCAACGCGAAGGCTAGACCGTACACCGAGTAAACGTAACGCTTCAGGAACAACACGCCGCCTTGCTGATAGGTTACGGGGCTGCCGTCGGGCAGCAACGGTGCCAAGCCGAAACCGTACAACACGGGTTCTTCGTGGTAATTACGGGGGATACCGTCTTGCTCGCGGAAAACTCGCGACCACTCGTCGGCACGCTGATCGTAGACTCCGTCGAAGCATTCGTTCAGGATAGGCTCAACGATGCTCCGAAAGTCGGTACTGCGCATTGGGGCTGCCATGATCTAGCCCTCCTTATACTTTAACAGTTACGGGATACTGGATCGCCGAACCGTCATAAACACCAGCGTACTGGAACTCAGTGATCTGCACACGAACGATCGTGTACGAGTCACCCCATGCGTTGCCCGGATAGGGGGCGAGATCAACAACACGCAGCGTTTTGGTTGCGTTTGCGCCCGCAGCCGACGTACCCATCGTAGCCTGAGACAATCCAACGAGTGTCGGGTCTCCGGTGGTGGGGTTGTACGGGTTGGTGATGTCGAACTCCTGGCCTAGTGCGGTCTGCGCAATCGAGCCTTCGGCTTGAATTTCGTAAACCACGTTGGGGTCAGTCCAGATGTAAGCGATTAAAGAACCCGCCTGATAAGCGGTGCCCGAAGGCCAGCAGTTCGAAACGCGGCGGCGTCCCGTTGTGTCGGTCCACTCGACGCCGTCAAAAACGCCGTAGATCGGATCGCCACTTGCGGCGCGAACGATATACCCAGTATTTGCGGTATCGAGCTTTACAGCTTGACCCTTCAAAATGTTCTGAGCATACCCCGACTCAATGATATTGGCCAGCCCCTGCGCACGATCGAGCCCCGAAGGGTGAAACGCAGGCCGCAAACCAAATGGTGCTAAGGTTGCAGACATGATGTTGTAAACTCCAAATTAACCCTCGAAGACCGGGGGTCGGTTAACGGATGATTTTGCCACACGACCAAAGCCCTCGCCTTCCGTTTTCAGGAGTTTATGTCCTGAGCTGTCTGCGCCCTGCTGTAGCTCTTCCATTCGCTCCATGATCGCCTGGGTGGCTTCCATGGGTTTTTGATAATGGAAATGCGTCATGACTCGTTGATAGAGTTCAGTCGGGATTTTGAACAGCAACATTTCGTTGCACGAAATGTGACCCACATGCTCGCCAGCTTTTACGCGATAATTCTCGAACCCAGGCAACTCATCGGATTTAACCGGAACGTACCCAAGTCGGATTCGCTTGTCAATGGTGTCGTAGCTATTGGTGGTGGAAAGCCAGCACATGTGCCAACCGGGTAGTTCAGGCACGTTCGGCAGGGCAGTTTGCGTCCACTCGTCACTCCACATTTTGTCAATGTCCTGTGAGGCGGCGAACATAGTCTCAGGCGGAAGGCGGTCGAGGTCTTCGCTTGCGCGGCTTTCTCGGCCTCCGGCTGAGAGGGATTTTTTAAGTCTTGAATCCATTTGCGTTGTCCTTGTATCTTGCAATTAGCGGGAGGTCGAGGCGGCACGTTTGCGGGCTTCCGCCGCATAGCGCTTGATCATGCTGTTGCGCTTGACGGGGTCATCCCAAAAGCCCGCATCTTTCATGGCGCGAACTTGCTCGGGTTCAAGCATGAACTGACCCTTAGGGGAGCCGCCACTATTTGATGATTCTCGACCAGTGCTGGTTTGCATATTACGAGGCCTTGAACGCTGATTGGGCGCATTATAACTCGAATCATACCGATGGGGCAAGTATTTTCTTGCCCGGTCGTCGAGCTCATCCCAATAGTCTTGGCTCGCAGGGTTCCAACCTTCGGCAGTGAGCTCTTCGTCGATCTGTTTGACGATCTTCGAATCGGTGTCGCGGTGCTGGGGGTCGTACCAGTCGGTGCGGTTGATCCAGGCCGCCGCCATTTTCTGCACCTTCGGATCGGGTAGCGTGTTTTGCTGCCGGGGGGAGGTGCTGGCTCTTTTGAGGTTCTTGAGCGCTTCGAGCTGTTGCCTCGACTCGTACCACATTTCCTGCGCCTGCGCCAGGGCGTCGCCGTCTTGAGCGCGGGTGGCTTCGGCGATCTTGCGCTTGGCGTACTCGAGCCGCAACTCTTGATCCTCAACGGCTTTGTCTAACTTGGCGAGTTCGCCGGCGTGCGTTTTGCGCTCAACGACGCTCAGCCGCTCCATGAGTTCTTGATTCTGCCGCTGGAGTAGTTGCAGGCGCTGGTCTTTCTCCGCACTGGTTTTGCGGGCCAGCTCGCGCTTGGCGCGGCGGCGCTCGCGTTTAGCGTTGCGTAGCGCCTCGGTGTCGTCGTCCGCGTCGGCGTCAGCGTCGGCGTCAGCGGGGTCATCAGCAGGTCCGCCCTCGGCTTTAGCGTTGGCGTAGCGGTCATCACCGCCGTCGTCATCATCGGCGGGGGGTGCAAGGTCCTCCGGCAGCTCCACGGCGACCGAGCCGTCGGGTTGCTCCTTGATTTCGATATCCGGCTCTTTTACGTCGGCAGTTGTGCTCATAGGAATGCCTTAGTCTCGAGGGGGTTTGAGGTGATACGCGCAATGACCTCGTGGTCATTGACGATCATGAAAAGTGCGGGGTCTTCAAGGTGATCTTCACCGGGCACTTTGACTTCCCAACGGTCACCGCCCCACTTGGGCACACGAATAAAGTCACCCACCGCACACCACGACCCTTCAGGCCACGGTTTCATGGAGTCGCGGTGACGGAACGCAAGCGGCCCGATCTCGATGACCTTAGCGACCTGGGTGTTCCACTTTTCGGTCTCTTTCGTTTCCTCAACAAGCACAATTCCTGCACGGGTGGTCTTTTTGCGGCTACGGCGCAACTGCACCAAAATCCGCCCACCCAACGGCTGCGCACCAGGATCCACGCTCGGGAAAGCCCAAGCCATCTCAGCGTCCTGCGACGCTACTGGGTCAGTCATCATGTTCATTTTCTTCCTCTATGAAGTTCTCGATAATGTCAAGGGCTTTTTGCAGCCCCATGTGTTCGCCGACCATGCGCTGGTACGCCTCCCAAGTCGCAGCGTTACCCGCCGCTAAGGAATGGCCTATTTCAGCCTGACGTGCCTTGTATGCGCCGATCAGTTGGCTAAGGGTTAGGGTCACTTGTTTTTACGCGCTAACGGGGCGGGGGCTCCTTTCGATGAGGGTTGAGGGACAGTGGTGCCTTTGGACTTCAGGCTGGTGCCGTCGAGCGCCGCACCCATAGCGATGCGCTTGTGGTAGGGGACGGCTTCGTTGTCTTTGAGGTTATTGGATGGTTGGGCCACGACTATCTCCTAGGTTACGTTGAGCTTCGTTTTGAAGCCGAATTGCAGTTTCCATCTGCTCGGTGCGTAGCCTCTCGTCTTGTTGCGTGAGGCGTGCGGTTTCTATACGTTCGCGAGTGAGGTTGTTCGAAGCGCTAATGGCCACGTCAAGCTGATCGCGATCGGCGGCGCGTTGTTGCTCGGCCTGAAGACGCGCCACATCAAGCTGGCCGCGCTGTTGAAGGTCAGCGCCTTTGAGCTGCATCTCAGCTTGGTCGCGCTGTGCGCGGCGCTGCGTTTCAGCCAAGCTGGTTTCCTTAAGCACTTGCGCTTCGGGCGGTAGCTGAGGTTGCGGCGTGAGTTGTTTCATGGCCTGAAGCAGTTGCCCCACGAGGGGGAGGATTTTACCGAACGCCTGCTCGGCATCAGATTTGACGTGTTGCGAAACGAGCGCGTACACCTTGTCAATCTGCGCCGTAAGGGCTTTGTCCTCGTATTCGGCCTCGGTTACGGGGCGACCGTCGCGCAACTTTGTAACGTAGCCTTGAGAGCGGTTCAGGTACCACAGAATCATGTGCTGCTTCACGTGCTCCAGCGCCCGAGGCAGGTAAATCGACGCCATGATGGGATTGCCACCGAACGCCGGGTTCAGGGCGAAATCCAAGTGCGTTTGAATATGCGCCAAGTGGTCTTGATGCATATAGGCGTAGCCGTTCTGCCCCAGCGCCATGGCCACATTTTCATCAACCGCGCTGAGCTCATCTGGCGAAGGCGTATTCTTGAGCAGTTCGTTGTAGCCGGGTATTTTCAGTTGTTTCAACAGCCGTTCTTCCACCGCTCGGCGGTCGTAGAGGTCCGGGGCTTTGTCCGCACGGGCCAAAACCGCCTGAATTTGGGCCATGCGTTGGGTTTCGCTAAAGATATGTGGGTCAGAGACCGGCACAACGTCCGTATTACGCTTGAAATCATCTTCTTCGATCTCGAGGTCTGCTACAACCTCGCCTTTACGCATGTCGCTGAGGTGCCAGCGGTTCAAACGGCCAAGAACTTTCAAAAGTCGGCCTTGTGCATCGTGCAGCCGGGCGTGAATAGCGCTGAAAACCGCTGCACCCTGCTCGATGAGCGCTTGCGTGGTGCCGACGGGGGTTTGCGCGCTCACGTCGGCGATTTTTTCCTCCGCCGTCGTGACTACGCCCTTAGTGGCCTTGTCAAGCCACCCCAAAAGCTCAAAAAGCACCGCGCTCGGGGGGTTAAAAGGCATGGGCATCGCGATTTTCTTGATATCATCAACGCCCGGTGCGCCTTCGATCTCCACAACCTGCGTGATGTCGACCTGTTGGCTCTGCCCGCTCACCTTTGCGCCCTTCAGTTTGAGCATCGCGGGGGCGTTGTTGATGTGCGCCGAGTCGAGCAGGGCACGTAGCGCCCCCGTCAACGCTGCCGAGAGCCCTCCGATGAGGTGCGGAAGCCCGATTGCGTACGCTCCGCGCCACGGGATGAATTTATACTCAATGACCCAGTCCAATTTCGTCATCGAGTCGTCGCCGTCTTCCCAGTTGCGGTACAACCCCACCACTTCTGACTCGAGTTCGTCGATCATCAAGATGTACGGGGCCATTTCACCCCCGCTTTCGCGGTCATCTTCAAGCTCGAGCCACGTGTAAATGTGAAAAACACGGCGTTCGCCGTCGGTGTTCTCATCCCACTTGCGGCCTTCGATCTTGTTGTTGGCTTTTTCGGCCTTGGTTTCCTCGGGCTCCATGCTAGCACGCACTAGGCTGATGTCGCGGTACATACCGGAGCTGATTCGACGCTTAAATTCCCACTCGCTGATGTCGTGAATCTCGGTGGCCCGCTGTGCGGTGTAAAAGTTCGTGGCCGAAAAGGGTATCAACACCTTGTCGATGGGCAA